TGGTTGATTCGGATGGAGGAACAGGCCGAAAAAAGTCTACTGGCAGACAGTGAGATCGGGCAGTACTACTGCAAGTTTAATGTGGATGCGCTATTGCGTGGCACTATCAAAGAGCGATACGAGGCATACGCCATTGGAAAGCATAATGGTTTTTTAAGTGCAGATGATATACGGGATCGCGAGGATCTAAACCCGCTGCCAGATGGGCAGGGGAATATCTACACCATACCGCTAAATATGCAAAGCGCGGCCGATTTGGCCAGGCCAGATGGCCAGGCCGATCCAATAAACGATGGTAATAGCGAAACCAAGGCAGCACCAACAGCAGACCAAGCCAGGGCCACGCGAAATAAAACCGTGGAATACCGCAGGCGGCTGCGTAGGGATTTCAGAAAAGTATTACATGGCGCAGCCAGCCAGGTGGTGCGTGCCGAATCCAGAGAGTTAAACAAGCTGCTAGAGAAGCATATAGGTCAGCGCAGCGCAGAGACACTGGGCGAGGCTATCAGGCAGTACTATGGCGAGACAGCAGCAGCCATGATGGAAAAGCTACTTGGGCCAAGTTTCGCAGCCTATGGCGAGGCAGTGACATTGGCAGCAGCCACAGAAATGGGTGGTGATGCGCCAGACATGGCAAAGTTTATCGCTGATTACACTGGCCAATTTGCAGCGCAGTATGGCGAAAAGCGCCAGGCAGAAATCGCACAGATTATAGCCAACGCAGATCCAGATCTGGTGGCTGCCGAAATCACAGATCGCATGGATGAGTGGAACGAAAAGACAGCAGATAAAGTGGCCAATAACCAGGTAGTGAAATTGGGCGATGCTATAGCCACTGCCACGTTTGCGGGGCTTGGTGCTACTGCGTTGGTGTGGGTGGCCAATGCTGGTGCCTGTCCACTGTGCGAGGAATTAGATGGCCAAACAGTTGGCATAGAACAGAGTTTTGTAGAGAAGTCTGGCACCGTGGATCCAGGCGATGAAAGCGTGCAGCCACTGGTGGCCAAAACCAATATCGGCCATGCGCCATTGCATGGTGGGTGCGAGTGCACCATAGCAGCTGGATAAGGTGAAACCATGAAACGAAAAAAACAGCAATTTGAAACCAGAAGCTATCCAGCTGGCGATTTCCAGGTGCGAGAGGCAGACGGCAAAACCAATATATTTGGCTATGCTGCCGTGTTCGATCAGGTTGCCTATGATGAGGTGATCAGGGCTGGTGCCTTTACTAAGACTCTTCAAGAGCAAAAAGACATCCACTGCTATTGGAACCATGATAGCAGTATGCCACTGGGCAGGCAGAGCAATGGCACGCTGGAACTGCGCCAGGATGGCCATGGCCTATGGATGGAAGTGCAGCCCAATTTGGATACATCATGGGGCCGCGATGCATTGGCAGCCATATCGCGTGGCGATGTGCGCGGCATGTCGTTTGGTTTTCGTGTCACAGATGGCGTTTGGACACAGACAGAGGATGAGCAGGATATATACGAAATCCGTGGCGTGGCACTGCGCGAGGTTTCGCCGTGTACCGATCCGTGGTATGACCAGACAGAGGCCCACACCAGAGAAAACACTGATGGATCTACACCACCGAGTGGTGGCGCAGATATAAGCGAATCCAGCCAAGACGAAACCACTTTGGAGGCCGTCCCCAATGCGGACACCATCAAAGCCGGAGCGCTGGCAGTAAGGATCGCACTTTTGAGAAAACAAAATGAAAGGTTTTCACCATGAAGACTAAGATTGAAGAATTGCGCGCAAAGCGTGCTGGACTTATCGAGCAGTCACGCGATCTATTGTCTGCTGATGATGTGTCTGCGGAAGATGTGCAGAGCGCAGAGCGTATGCACGACGAGATCGAAACCCTGGAATCTACCATTGCGACGATGGAGCGCGCAGCTGGCTTTGAAGTCGAAAAAGCTGTGCCAAACCAGGCGCGTATGGTGCCTGCTGGTGAAACCGATCAACGCGATACGGACACTGGCGAAACCGAGCAGCGTTCCAGCAGACAGCCACAGGGCCAAGAATACCAGCGCGGATTCGATGATTTCTTGCGGCGTGGACGCAGCCAGATCACTCGCGATCAGGTGCGAGCGTTGCAGGTTGGCACTAATTCCGAGGGTGGCTACCTGGTGCCAGACGAATTCTATAATGGCATTGTGTCTGGCCTGAATGATGAAAACGTCATGCGCCCATTGTCTACCGTGATCAATACCACCAACGGCACGCTGGAAATTCCAGTGCAATCCAGCCAGGGTAGTGCGGCATGGACGGCAGAGGAAGCAGCGTTCAACGATTCCGATGATGCATTCGGCCAGGCCACGTTGTCTGCGTACAAACTGTCTCGGATCGTCAAGGTTTCCGACGAATTGGTGCAGGATGCTGCGTTTGATCTTGGTGCCTACCTACAAAACGAATTCGCACGGGCACTTGGTGCTGGTGAGGAGGCAGCGTTTGTATCGGGCGACGGATCCAGCAAACCCACTGGCATTGTGGGCAGTTCTGGCTTGGGTAAAACGGCTGCTGGTGCAGCTGCCATAACCACAGACGAACTGATGGATCTTTATCACAGTTTGGGCCGCAGCTATCGCAGGCGTGCCACGTTTATGCTGGCAGATGCCACAGCGCTGGCCATCCGAAAATTGAAGGATGGCGACAGCCAGTATATGTGGCAGCCTGGATTGCAGGCAGGCCAGCCAGATCGTTTGCTGGGCCGACCTGTGGAGATTTCCGACAGCATGCCAGCTATGACCACTGGCCTTAAATCGGTACTGTTTGCCGATTTCAGCTACTACTGGATCGGTGATCGTACTGCCACTGTGGTGCAGCGTCTGGACGAATTGTACGCAGCCACAGGCCAGGTGGGCTACCGGGCGTTCAAGCGCGTAGATGGCAAACTTACCCTGGCAGCTGCTGCCAAGCACTTGATCCAGGCTTAATTGCCACAGGGTTAGGCGTAACAGTTTAAGAGCATACCCTGGCCAGGCAGTTGGCCTGGCCAGGGTTTTCATAAAATGGAGATCAAACGATGCAAGTCAAGATCAATGTAAGCATAGCAGGTGCTGGTTTCAGTTATTCGCCAGGCGAAGTGGTGGAAGTGCCAGACGATGAGGAAGCACAGCGCTGGTGCGCAGCTGGCCATGCCACAGCAGTGGATAAGCAGGCACGCAAACCCAAGGCAAAGAAAACAGCCAACAAGCCACCGGTAAAGTAATCAATGAACTGCTACGGAACACTGGCCGCGGTAAAGCGGATATTGGGCGAAACCAGCACCGATAATGATGCCGATATTCTGCAATGTCTAATGGCAGCATCCAGGCGCGTGGATGGGCCATATGGTGCCAATCGCTTTTTCTATTCCAGCGAGGCCACGCTATATTTTGGTGTGCAGGATCGCTGGGAATCTGAAGTTATTATCCCAGATGTTTTGGCGGTTTCGGAAGTCACAGAGGATATAGATGGCGATGGCACATTTTCCAGAACCTGGACAGAGGGCACACACTTTAGCTTATCGCCAGATGGTGGCTACCCAAAGCTAGGGATCGCAGCGCTACCGTGGGGTGATTATGCATTTTCATCCAAGGGCAAACGCGATATAAAAGTGGTGGGCACTTGGGGTTTTGGTGATGGTGTGGATGGCGATCCATGGAAATCCAGCAGCACCACTGGCACTGTGGCAGACAGCGCAGGCACCACGTTTACACTAAGCGTGTCTGATGGCCTGGAGGCTGGGCAGACTATCAAGATCGGCACAGAACAGATATTTATCGAATCTGTTAGTGGCACCAGCGCCACTGTTAGGCGTGCTGTCAATGGCACCACAGGCGCAGCACACACAGCTGCTGCTATATCTACAGCGCTATACCCAGAGGATGTGATACGCACAGCACAGTGGCTGGCAGGCGAGGCATGGAAGCATAGCAAATTTGCTGGCCTGAAATCGCACAGGATTGGCGATTTTAGCGAGGCATTCGAGGCCACACCAACGGTGCAGATCCAGAACATGATCGGCAGGGTGCGCAAGGTGGTGATGCCATGATCACGGGACTACTGGATCAAACATGCAGCACCAACAGGGCCACCGAATCCAAAACCAGCACTGGTGGAAACAAGCGCACATTTGCTGCCAATTTGTCTGGCGTTAAATGCAGACGGCAAAAGAGCAGTGGCACAGAGGGGCGCAGCACTGGTGGCACTGGCAGGTCTGCCATTGGCCAGCATCGATTGTGGTGCTTTTACGGCACAGACATTGTGCGCACAGACCAGGTGGTAATGGGTGGTGTGACATATGAGGTTATAGATGTGGATCCAGATATGGGTGGCGCTGGCGAATTTATGGCACTTACCCTGCTGGAGGTAGGCTAATGGCTGTGTCAATTAAGGCCAGTGTACGCATGGGCCAGGATAATGTGGGGCAGGTTGTGGCCAGGGTTTCGGGATTAACCGAAAAGCAAATGGCCAAGTTTGCCATGGATGTGCGCGATAAGGCCAAAGAAAACGCAGCTGGCCTAACGTTTGAGGATGGCACTGGCACACTGGCCAGTGGCATAGAAATGGTGGCTATTGGGCCAAAGCAGTACCGAATCCAAACCACCAGTGGCCATGCCAGCTATATAGAGCTTGGCACGCAATACATCCAGGGAAGAATGCCATTTTTGTGGCCAGCATATCGCTGGGCCAAAAACAAATTCTTTGCATCGGTCCCGTGGGTATGACAGATCCAGACGCTATAGCATATGAGGTTTTGACACAGGCCAGTACCACACTGGATGGCCTGCTGGATGGCAGGGTGGACTATGCCAGAACACCGGCAGATTTCACCAACCAGGAGGCCAGGCTGGTTTTCAGGCCAGAGAATGGCGATGGCCAGCTATGGGGAAACCCGATCCAGGATGTAGATTATTTGTTCGAGTGCTATGGCGGCGATAAAGAAACAGACAGTTTTGAAGGCGCACAGGCTGTGCACGCAGCACTATACGATCTGTGGCATGGCGCAAACGCAGTAACCGTGGCCAGTGGCGTATTGATGCAGGGCAGGGTTTTGGCAAAGGGTTTACCCGTTATCCATCCAGATAGCGGCATTTCGTATATGGTCGCCAGGTTTTCTGGCAAATTTAGAGGATTATAGTTATGGGCACCGAAGCAAACGTAATAGTGGTAAAACCGCAGGGCGTGTACTACGCTGCCGTGGCCACTGCCAGCCCCACTGCCACTGGTACGCTTGGTGGCTCTGTAAGTATGAGCGGCTGGACCGATCTGGGCTATGTCGATGGCGAAGGCGCGATCAAAATGACATTTGGCAAAGAAGTAAAGCGGGTTAGGCCAGCAGGCATGGAAGGCAATTTAAAAGGGCTTGTCACCAGCAAGATGGCTACCATTGAAGTTATGGGCATTGAGGAAATTATAGCCAATCTGGAGATCGCGCTAGGCGATGGCGTGCTGGCATCCAATGAAATACCAGATGGTGGTGCTGGCGAATTGGCCTATATTGCGCTGTGCGTAGTAACCACCAGGGCTGTATACCATTTTAAAAAGGTATCGCAGGCCGAAGAATTGGCCAAAGATGTAGACGATAACAGCGAGGCAAAAATGCCATTCAAGCTGGAAACATTCGTGGAAGCTGCTGCCACTGCTGGGGAACGCCAGTGGGTATGCATGGAGCGCACCGCGTAGCATGGCTGTCGAATCCACAGATACCAGAAGCGATGGCGATATTTTGGATCGGGTGGTGCCTGGGCACCAGGTGGTAACACTTGGTGCCCAGGATTACCCACTGCTGGAGCCATCCAACAAACGTGCCAGAGTAATCCGCAAGGCGTTTGCGGAATATGATCGGGATCGCCAGGCCATGGAGGAAACCGATCCTGGCCAGATGGATTTGATGGAGGATTTTCTGGATCGCTGTCTTCAAAAACTGACACCAGAAATAGAAGCAGACTGGGCACGCATAGAGGATACAGCCACAGACACAGAAAGGCTGGCCGCTATGGCTGCCATGCGCGATGCAGTGGTGGTGCCTTTTCAGCAGGCGGCAGCGATAAAGCAGGGCCAGGCGCTGCCGTCAAACAGGGCCAGCAGGCGATCCAAAAAGGGCGCGAATGGTCGCTAATATATGATGTGATCTTGAGTGAATACGGCACCAGCCTGGCAGAAATTGAAAACGAATGGACACCAGGTATTACCATGCTAATGGCCAGGAACATTACAGAGCGATACCAGCGCCAGAATGGAAAACAGACAAAAACCGATGATAACACTGTAAGCGAACACGAACTACTACAAACCGACATGATCAGAGGTTAAACGATGCCAGCCAAGGCAGGTAATATAGTATTTGACATAACAGGCGACAACTCCAAATTGCGCTCTGTTTTGCAGGATTCCAAAGGCCATGCCATGCGCGCAGGCCAAGCCATTGGCGCAGCTATGACGGCAGCAGGTGCGGCCATAACTGGTTTTGCTGTGCTGTCTGTTAGGGATTACGCCGCGGCTGGCGATGAAATCCAGAAAATGGCACTCAAGACTGGATTCACCACCGAAAAACTTAGCGAATTAAAACACGCAGCAGAATTAGGTGGCACCAACCTGGCCACCATCGGCAAGGCATCCAAAACGCTATCCAAAAATATCACAGAGGCTGGCGATGGCACAGCCACGTATGTGGATGCGCTGGCACTGGTGGGGCTGACATATGAAGATCTACAGGCACAAAATCCACAAGAACAGTTCATGACAACTGCCATGGCGCTGGCCGAAGTGGAAAACCAGACCACCAGGGCAGCTGCTGCACAATTGATATTCGGCAGGGCTGGCGTGGATATGCTGCCAATGCTGGCAGAGGGCAAGGCTGGCATAGATGCAGCTGCGCAAGCTGCGCGGGATCTTGGGCTTATTTTTGACCAGGAAGCAGCAGACGGGGCCGCACAATTTACGGATGCGCAGAAGGAAATGATCGACACACTGCGCGCACTATCTTTTGATGTGGCAGCAGCACTGTTACCAACACTTATCGAATTGATGGGATGGGTGCGGGAAAACATGGTGGCATTTAACGCCTGGCGCGATGCCAACGAGGGGCTATTTGGTGCCATAACCAAGATCACAGTGGTGATTGGTGGAATAATGACAGTATTAGGCCCACTGCTGATCATGCTGCCAGGGCTGGTTTCGGCGTTTGGGATATTGAAAGGTGCCATTGGCCTGGTGGTCGCTGCGTTTGGCCTGCTGGCTGGTGCAGTATCGGCACCAGTGGCGATCATTGTGGCTGCCGTGGGTGCTATAGCACTGGCTGGTGCCACGCTCTATAACTACTGGGCCGAAGTTAAAACGTTTTTAATCTCGATCTGGCAGGGTATCGCAGCTGCATTCGAATTCATATTTGCGCCACTGTTTTGGGCATGGGAAAAGCTGCAAGGCATCGCACTGGACGCACAGCGCATGTTGGTGGATGCTGGCAATGCAGGCGCACAAGCTGCACAGATACAGAGCCAGGGTGCGAATGTGGGCAGTGGTGGTGGCAGTGGTGGTGGCTCATTGGGCACAGTAACCAACCATTTCCATATATCTGGCAGTGGCCGCGATAGCAGCCAGCAGATCGCAGAAATCCTGCAGGGCGAATTATCGCAGAGAGGTTTCGCCTAATGGCTAACTCACTAACTTACAATGCTGTGGATCTTGGTGGTGCCAGCTACGGTTTCACCATCGAGGAAAACGCATTTGCATTGGCAAGCCCACCACCAAGGGTATACCGGAACGGATTGGCTAATGCGGATGGCGAGGTTAGCCAGGGTGCCACGTTTGGTGCCAGGGTGGGTGCAGTGCGTGGCACAGTGGCCGCAGCCAGTTACAGCGCACTACAGGCGGCCAGACAAAATATAGTTAACGCGCTAGCTGCTGGCCAGGAAGGCAATAAGGCGCTATCATTTGATGATGTGGCTGCTGGCAAACAGTGGTCTGCTAAAGTGATCGGGGTTTCGTTTGAAAACGAGACAGCCAGCACACTGGATTTGTCGATCATTTTCTACGCCAGCCAGCCATGGCCAGTGGCCACCACCGAGACAGCCACAGCAGATACAGCAGTAAGCGCAGGAGGAACTACGCTGTGACCATTAATGGCACCAGAAAAGCGCAAGCCACATGGCTTATAAAGGATGGTGGCACTGGAGCCAGCAGCGTGCAAATATACAATCCATCCACGGGCGAAACAGTGCTGTGGCCAAACGCATTGGCAGCCAGTGCCTGGTTACGACTAAAGAGCGATGGCCAGACGGCAGAAGTTAGCACAGACAGTGGATCTAATTGGACATCCAGCCCAGCTGGGCTGGTGGGTATAATTCCCAAAGTGCAAGGTGGCGAGGATAACGCAGTTGTGGTAACAGGCGTGGATGGTACGGCTAAACTTAGTTATTACGCAGTGGGATAAACCAATGGCACCAAACAAACTAAATAAAGCAGCAGACAACTGGATAGCCACTGGCAATGCAGCCATAACAGATGTGGCCACCAGCCTGGTGCTGGCTAGCAGTGGGGCTGCTGGGCTAACAGTGCCATGTGTAATCCATGAATATGGGAACGCAGAAAAGATCAAGGTAACAGCCATAGCAGAGGATACACCAAGCAGTGGTCTGGATACGCTGACAATCGAACGTGGCCACGCTGGGACTACTGGCGCTGCGCATGGCAGTGGGGCCACCTATGTGCAGTGGTATTACAAAGAATACGCCAACCAGAAAGCCACCCAAATCGAGGCACTGAAAATGGCACTGGCCACAATCTTGGGCAGGTCCAATGGCATACCGCGATCAAGCGGATCGCCAGAATTACTGGTGGCTGCGCAGGGATCGCCAGATATGACAGTGGATGTGGCCATAGGTGCAGCGCTAATAGATGATGAGGTGGCAGGCATCATAGAGGCTGCCACACTGACATTTACAGCACCAACTACAAACCCGCGGATTGATATTGTGACGATAGACCAGGATGGCACAGTGGCCATTGTGGCAGGCACAGAGGCAGCCAGCCCAAGTGCACCAGCCACACCAGCTGCCGAATTGAAATTGGCAGAAGTCTACCACCGCACAGCAGAAACCAGTATAAAAGATACCGACGATAGCACCAATGGCTATATAACCGACAGCAGGGTTTTCGTGTAATGTCTGGATATTCCATATCTGGCGCGTGTGGCATGTGGCCATGTGGTGTGCAGCCACTGATGCCAAACCAGGCTGTGGATGCTGGCGATATATTCAATACGCCATGGTGGAATAGGCCAACGGCAGACAATCCAACAGGTGGCACAGGTGGAGGGGCACCACCAACCTGGCCAGCCAGTGGCTGGAATGGTGATGGATACGGTTATCCAGATTTATCCAGTCCATCTGGGTGGACTGGATCATTCCCTGGAATCTGGAACCTACCGGCAGATCCTACCGATCCAACCGATGGCGGGACAGTGACCACGCCAACAGGCGGCACTATCAATATCAGATCACACCGGCTGCACATTTACCGGCTGGAGGTATACGACGATTCCAACCAGAGGCTGGCAGGCATCGATCAATGGTTCGATGGCACCATGCGGCTGGGACTAGATGAGGCCAGCACATTGCGGTTTTCTATCGCTCGATCAGATTCCAGTGCAGCGCTAATGGTCCGGCCTAATACCATATGGATCCGGGATCGTTGGGGGTTCCTGGTGGATACATTCCAGATCCAGCAGACAGCTGGCAGGCGCACTGGTGATGCCACTTATCTGGATGTGATGTGCCAAAGCGCATTGGCGCAGCTGGGCGAAGAGCCAATAGTGCTATACGAAGGCGAAACAGACGATGGCGAAGCACTGACAGTGGCACAGCATGTGGCTAACCTGCTGGGCACGCAGGTTAGAGATAATGCGCTGGAATTGGGCATTGTAAGCGATGCCATCGCAGCAGAGTCTTTAGTATTCAGATCGCAGGATTCCACGATACTGGGCACACTGCGCAGGCTGCAAAGCGCATTGCCAAAGGCAGTGGCTGGCCATTTTTATGTGGATGCCACCAGGCACTTGCATTGGACACTGGAAATGGGGCCACAGCCAGAGCGTTTTCTGGGACTGGGCCAAAACTTAAAAGATCTAAACTACACCACCGATTGGTCACAATTGATTAATCGCATTTATATGTATGGCGAGGGCGAGGATCCAGCCACCAGGTTAAAGCTAACCGACGCAGGCGAGGCCGAAGAGTACAAAGAGGATGCTACGTCTGTGGCCACCTATGGCCTGGCACCAAGGGTTAAGATAGATCGCAGAATACGAAAACCAGAAACCCTGGCCATGGTTGGCGATAGGATCCTGGAGGAATTCAGCACGCCGCAGATCCTAATCGAACTGGACGCACTGGATCTGGCGAAAAGCGACGAATTCCCAGCAGTAGAAGATATATACATTGGCTCTAACTATAGAGTGGTGGATACTGCACAATCCATAGACACAGTGGTGGAAGTGGTGGCCATGGAAATAAACCTGGCGAATCCAGTACCAGTGGCGCTGGAATTAACCAACGCAGCCAGAAGGCTGGGCGATTTGATTGGCGATCTAATCGATGCGCTAACACAGCCACTAGATGTGGATGGTGATCGATATCCTACCATGGGCCGAAATTACAGCGATCAAGATGCCAGGGTGGCGCGTAAAGGTGATACGCGCTGGTCAGATGCAGATGACAAAGGACAAATGCACGATGGCAGCGAATGGCAAGACATGGGCGGCGGGTTTACTGTCTTTAAGGCCGCCAGTTTGATCGCATTGGAATCTGCGCATCCAGCAGCAGAGCAGGATATATGCGCACTGGCCGTGCTTACAGATGGCGATGATAAGTATGCATGGTATGAGATCGGCGAGGAATCAGAGGTACAGGTATGGCGTGGCCGCACCATCTGGGAAACATAACCGATGGCCTGGCCTGTAACAGATTTCGATGGCGTAACCTTTAATGATGGCACCGGCTGGGCTGAAATAGTGGCCATCCATCTGGCCATTAAAGAGCGCGCAGATCTAACAGGGCACACACTTGGCGCTGGTGATTATTCCGATCCATGGGATACCGACGAGAAGGTTTTTCTATCAGAGCAGAGCAGCCTATCAGATCGCACCAATCTATACGATCAATTGGATAAGTTTTACGACGATATAGTGCTGCTGGTGGGTGGTGATCCTAAAATACGCTGGAGCAAAACCAGTGGCAGATCCGACGAATGGACCATGGCCGAACTTGTCACGGATATCGGACTTGGCGCGTTTGCTGACCTATTGACGAAACCAGCAAACCACTTGCCTTTTTTGTGGTTGCACGAATGCTTGGATCGGCTAATCTACACCAAGCGCACCACACAGGCACAGGCACCAGGCCAACTATACTGGCATGATAACTATGGCGGGCTAGGAGCCAGTGAACAATTGGCATGGGATGCGCTGCTGGTAGATACACCGATACATGGCCAAACTGGACTGCCAGCGATCTATTGGTCTGTCGGGCCAGTGTTCAGCAGCTATAGCGCCATCACCATAGATCATATGCTGGACATACCAGCCAAGGTGCTGCCAGCCATGACAGGTGGCACTGTAACCGATGTGGATCATAATTTGCGCCACGAAGACAGGGGCTATGTAAACCCTAATATAATTATTAGGATGGGCACCGAAATCCAAAACATAAACGCTGGCACATTCCCAGCAGCCACCATAGCGTTTGAAGGTGTGCCAGGTGATGTGGATATACTAGGTGGCCAAACCACGATCGATTTTTCTTTTGTGACAGCATGGCCAGCCACTGTGCCATTCGCACCGGTGGCTGGACCTAGCGCCAATAGAATCTATTTTGAATATCTGAATTCTAGCGCATATGTGGACCTAGAGTTAGAGTTAACCGATCAAGCGTAAAAGGATAAGGCTATGCGGAAAATGAAAACAAGAAACGGACTATTTATAGCAGGTGGCCTGGTGTTCCTGGTTATGGTGGCAGCCAGTGCGCAGCGCATGATCGAATCGCTGGATATTGGTGGTGGCTATGGTGCCACTGGCATATCGCTGGAATCTGATGGCGATACCCTGGCCAATGGAAACCACACCATAGATGGCGATCTGGTATTAAAAGAAAAAGCAGATCACAGCAGCACACCAGCTGCTGGCTATGGTTATATATGGGTTAAAAACGATGCGCCAACGGTCGTAAAGTATACCGACGATACAGGCGTGGATATTACACTGGGCACTGGTAGTGGCAGTGTGTCCAGTGTGAATGGATACACAGGCACCGTGGTGCTGGATCCAGATGATTTAGACGATACCAGCAGCACAGCCAAGTGGAATCAAAGCCACACAGGCGATGTAACAGGGGCCACAGCCCTGGCCATCGCCAATGGCGCAGTGGATATAGCGCACCACAGCGCTACAGGCACTGCTGATGCCACCACATTTTATCGAGGTGATAATGTGTGGGCTACACCAGCAGGTGGTGGCGATATGACACTGGCAGGATCTGGCCAAAATGTTACAGGAGATATAGCATTCGATGATGGTGGATTAATTATAAATGGTGCCACATCTGGCAGTACCACAATTAAAGCAGCTGCTGTGGCTGGTACGACTATAGCCACATTTCAGGGTTCCACAGGCACCGTGGCATGGTCGGCAGACATACCAGCAAACACGGATTCCCTAGCAGAGGGTAGCACCAATCGGTATGTGACCACAGCAGACGAAACCACGCTTGGTTATATCACCATCACAGCTGCTGCCAATATCGACAGCATGATCACAGATATAGCAGCCAATACGGCAAAGACAGGGAACGCCACACACACAGGCGATGTGACCGGGGCCACGGCCCTGGCCATTGCCAATGGGGCAGTGGATATAGCACACCACAGCGCTACAGGCACTGCCGATGCCACCACATTTTATCGAGGTGATAATGTGTGGGCTACACCAGCCTCTGATAGAAGCGGCGAGGCGCTGACCGACGCGGCCACAGTAGCAGTGGACAGTGATTATAATTTCGGCACAGTAACACTGGCCGGAAATCGCACATTGGGATCGCCATCTGGTACGCCAGTAGATGGTCAATTATACGAATTGATCGCCATCCAGGATGGCACTGGCAGCAGGACACTGGCATACCATGCCGACTATGAATTTTCCACAGGGCTGGTGGAGCCAACATTAACCACCACCGCAGGCGCAGAGGATGTGCTATTGTTCCGCTATAGTAGCAGCGCCGCAAAGTGGCGTTTGTATGCGATCGTGCAGGGGTTTTAGGCTATGAAACGGATCACAGCATACATACTGGCACTGGCCATGGTATTGGCCAGTATCCCAGCGGGCGCAGACACCACAGGCCACCAGGCTGGTGCCAGCACTGGCGTGTACTCTTCAGTAGATTTTAGCTATACCCTATTGAACAATCTGCTAACAGACAATTCCAGCGCAGCCATCGCAAGCAGTGACGGGCGCGAAGAGGCTGACACGATAAAAGTTTTGTTTTCCCACACTGTGCCAACGGATGCCACGATAGATGGCATAGAGATCGCGATACGGTGGCGCAGTGAGGGTGGCGATTATGATCAGACCAAAATCCAGCTAATCAAGGTGGCCACTACAGTGGGCACGGACAAAAGCACAGGCAGCAGCATACCGAGCAGCAACCAAACGATCACGTTTGGTGGCGCTGCCGATCTATGGGGCATTACCTGGACACCGGCAGAAGTTAACGCAGCCACGTTCGGCGTGGCGATCGGTGTTGAAGACACCACTAGCAGATCAGATGATATATATATAGAATATGTGTCTAGTTCGATCACATACACACCAAGTGGTGGTGGTGGGCCATCTGCCGAAAGTATGGCGTATGGATTTTTTTTGATGGCACAGGAATAGAAGGCTAAACATATGGATAGCGGGACGAACTGGAGCGGCGTGGGTGTTGCGATAGCTGGTATACTTGGCGGGATTTCGGCCGCTTTAGGATGGCGCAAGGCCAAGCCAAAACCACCTAGAGAGCAAACAGAGACCATGGACAAACTACGATCAGAGATGGCAAACCACGAGAGACGGATCACAGTAATCGAAACGAGCCAGCAGCTATATCACGATCAGGCAGAAGAGGCCCGGCGCGAAACCCGCGAAAATTTCCAGGCGGTTTTTAATAAATTCGATGGCCTAATCGATAAGGTGGGCCAACTGGCTGGCAAATCTGGTGGCTAATCGCAGAATAATATCACCACCACTGCTGGAAATCCTGGGGCTGGTCGGTATCCTGATGCTGGGATTTTGGCTGGGCTGGCAGGCCAAAGGCGATCACTAGGATCGCCATCGAGGCACATAAAGTATTACATTCAAAGGGTAGCAAATGAACAATCCAGTGTTGCGTTTACATGATGGCTACAGGCACACATCGCCAGAGCTGCAGCCAGATGTGCGAGAGCTACAAACCCTGGTGGGTGGCGAATTGGTGGCAGATGGCTATTTCGGGCGTGATACAGACACAGCAGTGCAGCAATACCAAGCCTGCAATGGATTGGTGCCAGATGGTATTGTGGGGCCACTAACATGGGCCAGGCTGGAAGGCGTGGAACCTGGTAAGCCAGTGCAGTTTTGGACTAGCTACAGTCCAGAGAATAGGGCACTGGCACTGGACAATAAAACGGCACAGCAATACCACAGCAGCATTAGAGCAGCAGCGCTATATGCTGGAGTGCCAGCAGCCATTGTGGTGGCCATCGGATCTAGGGAATCACATTGGGGCAGGGCTTTGTCGCCATCTGGGCCATACGGTACTGGTGACAGGATAAAGCGCCAGCGCCCCAGGCCATGGCGTGATGGATCGTTGCCAGACGATGGCAAAGGTTTTGGCCGTGGCATAATGCAGATTGATTACGATGCGCACGAATTTGCACGCACTGGGCCATGGCATGTGCCAGCCAAAAACATAGAATACGCTGGCAAGGTGCTGGCACATGATATGCTATTTTTCCAGCGCCAGGATGTGCGCGCCACCCAAGTATTGCAGCTGGCAGTGGCAGCATATAACTGTGGTGCTGGCAATGTCAGGCGCGCATATGAAGCAGGCCGCGATGTAGACTTCTACACGTCGCACCGAGACTACAGCAAAAATGTACTGGATCGGGCTGGCTGGTTTTACGCAGCTGGATGGATATAAACCAAACGAGGATCGCACCATGCCAAAGAACATTGCCACCAAGGCAGCCACCAAAGTGGCCAACACAGCCAAGAGCAGAACCACACAGAATGTGATAGGCGCAGGCACCACCACAGCACTATTTGTGGCTGCTGGAATGTCTTGGTTGCGGGCGAACTATCCCGATCTGGTTTGGTGGGAACCTGGCCAAGATCTGGTGGTGGGCGGCATCGCAGCTGGTGTGGTGACGGGTTTTCTATCCAGGCTGGTTAGTTTTTGGCGCAATCCAGACAAGACCAAAAGATCGGCACCAATCCAGCGCGGTTTGTTGTTTTGTGTTGGTTTGTCTGTTGTCGCATCTGGCTGCGTAGGTATGGCACCAGCTGTGCGTGGCAAAACCAAGGCCATGGTGGATTTCACGACTAACGGCGAAGATATAACGTACAAATCAGAATTGGTGGCACCAGCTGGTGTAGATGCTGCCGAATTGGCTGCAATGTCTGCTGGCGTGGATTCGGATGGCGCGTGGCAGATTTCAGTTAGTCAAGACACAGCAGCAGACACCACCACACAGGCTGCGATGCTAACAGAGATCGGGGCATTGCAGGTGCAGGCGTACCGGGATGCATTCGGGGTGGCACTGAATACCCTGGCACCAATACTTGGCCAGTATCTGGAGGCGCAGGCCAGGGTGGCAGAAATCGAGGCCAACAAACCACCACCAGTGCTGCCAGAAATCCAGCCAGGTAATGTGCTGGCCGTTCCTACACTGCCACCACCATGGATCAAGCGATAAGACAGAGCCAACGAAAAGCCAGCTATAGCAGCTGGTTTTTTTATGCTTGACCGTATCCCAAAAACGTGATACTATTTTCCGTGGGGGGCGGGACAGTTAAAGCGAACCAAACAACGGAGATAGACAATGGAATCATTAGCGCATGACTTCGGATTAAAAAACAACGAGGCGCGACGCGATAACAGAATGTGGGTTGGCACCATAGTATATAAGTGTAGCCACATTATGCCCTTCGCACGCCCTATCGCCGATATGAACGGCGGCGACGGCGTGACGATTGGGAAAATGCGCAGAATCATCCGCACCGAGCGCGGCATGTGCTGCCCTGAGTGCCGCAAATAACACTGTTGGGGGCGACACAAGACAACTGGAGAAAACAAAATGGCACAAGACACCACACAGCTGGCAGCGACGATTGGCCAGCGAATTCGCAGGCTAAGATTGGAGCGCGATATGACACAAAAAGAACTGGCCGATCTGATACCAATCAGGGAGCGCTATATCAGCGACTGGGAGCGCGGTATGCTGCTGCCAAATGTGCGGCGATTGGGGCCACTGTGCAATGCGCTGGGCGTTTCTGTTGACTATCTTATAAGCGGTTAGTTTGATGATTTTTACAAGGCCCGGCGTGGCCTGGCATGGCCCGGCTTGGCATGGCCCGGCAGGGCAGGGCAAGGCAAGGAAACAACAAAGGAGAAGAGAAAAGATGATTGATCGAATCGAATTGGAAATTGAGGGTGTGTCGCCATTATTGATGCACAACGGGGAAATGGCAGACCCATTGAACCCCATGACGCAAGAACTTAAAAAGGTAAGTTCCAAGCGAGTCAAAACGGAGTCTGATCACAGAGAAATGGCCAAACTGGAGTGGCACGCAGGAATCTATCAGCAGGAGGGTGTGGTGGTGGTGCCTGGCGTGATGCTAGACAAGACAATTATTGAAGCGGCGCGCAAGTCCCGAAAAGGCAAACAGGTGCAATCTGGCGTGATGGTGGACGGCGATCCAGCGCTGGAGTTTCCAGACAAAGGCAAATCACTTACAGCACTCTATGAAAGTGGCAGCTACACAGACCGGCGCATGGTTGTGGTGCAGAAAAACAGGATTGCACGCACGCGGCCAAAATTCAATGTTTGGAGTCTTCAATTTTCTATCCAATTCGACGATGAATTAGTTTCCAGAAGCGAGTTGGTCGATATGGTCGATCTGGCGGGGCAAACTATTGGGATCGGTGATTACCGACCGCGATTTGGACGTTTCCAGCGGCTGGTTTGATTTTTTACATGGCACGGCTTGGCCAGGCGAGGCGCGGCAGGGCTTGGCAAGGCATGGCAGGGCAAGGCAAGGAAACAAAGAAAGGAAAAAGCATGGAAAAAACTACCGCATATCCCATGGATTTTGATCAGCTAGAAAAGGGATCTGTAATTACTGCTGAACAGTTGGAGCAAATTACCGGGTTTGATCGCAAGGAGGCTGGGTTCTCGCTGGCGGTGATGAGGTTTAGTGGCCGTGTGACCAGGGAAATGGGAGCGCGTGGAATTGATGTTGTTACGCGAGTCAAGAAAAACAAGCTGCACATTCTGGAGGATGACGAGGCCAGCACATACACAGCGGAGCGTGGCAAAATATTCTATCGGGGCATGTGTCGATCATTGCGGCGTATGGCGTATATTGACCAGGCTAACTTGGGCGACAAGCAGAGGAAGCGCCACGAAAGGGCTGTGCACATCCTTGGACACATGGTTTTGGGCGCAAGGAAGGGCAGAGGGAAAGCAATAAAAGCAATGGAGTATAAGCGCGATACACCTCGGGTTTTGGAGGGGAATTCCATGGCACATAGCGATATAAAATCGAAGGAGGATTAAGATGGAAGTTTTTTTTGTGGTATTCGGCGTGGTGGCTGGCTTTATATTGGCCGAAGAGTGGCACATACGCAGGCAGGCCAAAGCACCAGAGCCACTACAAAGGCGGGTGGTGTGGTCTGAATCAGACGCTAGAGCGCGCCAGAGAATCGCAGACCAGTGGAAACCACAGCGCAGCGCAGTGGGGCCATGGAGCATAACAAAGGGCGAAACCGCCAGCAGCACAAAACCAGACCAAAAGTAAACTGGCGCAGCCCAAGAGGAGCCACGCCAGCCAACCAAACCCAAGTCAAACAGAGAGGATAGTATAACCATGGGTACACCAGGATTGCACGTTACCAGCGTGCAAATAGAAAACGTCAAACGTGTAAAAGCGTTTGCGATGCAACCAACAGCCAAAGGGCTAACCATAGTTGGTGGCAAAAACAAGCAGGGTAAAACATCTGTTTTGGATGCCATCGCATGGGCCATTGGTGGTGGGCGCAAAGCACCAAGCGAACCAAAGCACAGTGGCTCAGTGTCCGATCCTGTAATCGAGGTGGAATTGTCCAACGGCGTAAAGGTGTCACGTAAAGGCAAAAATAGCGCACTGACAGTGCTGGATCCATCTGGCCAGCGCAGTGGCCAAGCGCTGCTGGATAGCCTGGTTTCCGAATTCGCATTGGATCTGCCAAAGTTTATGGAGGCCACCAGCAAAGAGAAGGCGCGCACACTGCTGGGACTGCTGGGAATTGGTGACGATCTGGAGCGTTTGGCACTGGATGAAAAACGCCTATACGACGAACGGCACCAGCTGGGCGTTATGTGCACCAGCAAAACCAAACATGCCGAAGAATTGCCAGAGCATCCAAACATGGGACTGGAGCCAGTAAGCGTTTCCGATTTAATCCAGCAGCAGCAAACCATCTTGGCCACCAATGGTGCAAACCAAGCCAAACGAAACAGGGCCGCAGAGTTGGCGCAGCAATACGATCAGGCCAACCAGGAAGTGGCCAGGCTGGATGGACTATTGCAGGCAGCAATGGAGGCACGCAAGGCAATTAGCACTGATTGCACGATAGCCAGCCAGACAGCTGCCGAATTGCACGATGGCTGCACCGATGAAATTGAACAGCAGATCGCCGCGTTTGAAACCACCAACAGCCAAGTGGCAGCAAACCAGGCCAAGGCAGCTGCACAAGACGAGGCCACGCAGTTAGCCAGCCAGGTGGCTCTAAAGGATGATGCGCTGGAAGCTGTTAGGGCAGAGCGTTTGGCCATCCTGGATAATGCAGAATTGCCATTGGCTGGCCTATCTGTGCAGGATGCCGAATTGGTCTACAATGGGACCAAGTGGGATGGGATGAGTGGCGCAGACCAGCTGCGGGTTGGCGTGGCCATCGTTCGAGCATTGAAACCGGAATGCAGTTTTGTGCTGCTGGATAAGCTGGAGCAGATGGACACAGACACACTGGCAGAATTTGGCCAGTGGCTGGAGGCAGAAGGGTTGCAGTGTATTGCCACCAGGGTATCCACCGGCGAAGAGTGCAGCATTATTATCGAGGATGGGTTGCCAGTGGGGAAAACGTATGGCGAAATTGTGGCCAACGTTAAAACAGATGCTGGGCTGGAATTTTAACCAGGAGAAAGGATCGACAATTGAACAAGAACAGCAAAAAGAAGGCACGCAAAAACAGGGCCAGCCAGAAAATGGAAAGCCAGCGGGTGCGAGACAGCCACAAGGCGTGGCACAAACTGACACCAGACCAGAAACAGGCCGAAATGAAACAGGCCGCGTATTGGAGGAACCTATACCATGCTGAAAATTAACACAGGCAAACAGTTGGGGCCATGTAAAGGCTTGATCTATGGGCCAGAGGGGGTGGGCAAATCCTGGCTGGCTGCCAATCTGCCAGGTGCGCTATTTATCGATGTGGAATCTGGCACTGGCGAAATGGACGTGGCGCGCACCGAGACACCAGAAAGCTGGGCACATCTGCTGCAAATTGTGGGCCAGCTGGCTGCGAATCCGATGGGATACCAGACACTGGTAATTGATACGGCAGACTGGGCAGAGCGTTTGGCCATCCAGCAGGTATGCGCCACCAATGGGTTTTCCTCACTGGGAGGCCAAAACGATTTCGGCAAAAGCTACAATGAACTGGCCGAAATCTGGGCCAAGTTTCTAAACCAGCTACAGGCCGATCTTATCGCACCAGGCAAAATGCATGTGGTATTCCTGGCACACAGCACCACCAAAAAACACGAACTGCCAGAGGAAGAAGGAGCATATGATCGGTATATGCTTAAGCTGGAAAAGAAAACCGCGCCACTGCTGATGGAGTGGTGCAGCCTGGTGCTGTTTACCAACTACAAAACTATGGTAAGCGTAGACACCAAGACCAAGAAAGCAAAAGGCCAAGGTGGCACTAGGCGAGTTATGTATAGCCAGCACACTGCTGCATACGATGCCAAAAACAGATTCCAGCTGCCAGCAGAAATGGACATGGAATATAAGCACATTGCGCCATGTTTCGCCAACCTGAAATCGCAGCCAGCAGCGCCAGCGCCAGCAGCTGCACCAAAGCCAGAAGCAGCGTTATATGAAGCAGTACCAGTGGCACCAGAGCCAGCCAGCAGTGGGCTGTCACAGCCTAAGCGCGCACTGCAAAAAATGATGAGCAGCGCTGGCGTATCTTATGAGGATGTATTGGCCGTGGTCGTGGCGCGTGGCCAATTTCCAGCAGGCACACCACTGGAGGCACTGCCAGACGATTTTGTAGAAGGCTGGATTTCCCATAACTGGCCAAAGGTGCTGGAGTTTATCAACAAGCAGCGCCAGTAACATAAGTGGCGCACAACATAACACAAACCAACAGAAAAGAGGACAGTATGCCAGATCATGCATTTGGATGGGACAAGACAGGGATCGACAATCCCAAAATGGGTGGCGATTTCCAACTGCTGCCAAAGGGTGAATACAAATTTACCGTGACCAAGATGGAGCGAGGCCGCTATGAGGGTGGGCCAGGTGCGAAGCTGGATCCATGTGACGTGGCGATCTTGCACATGGATGTGGATGCAGGCGAATTGGGCGTGGTGCCACACATACACAAGCTGCATCTACACACCAAAGTGGAAGGCATGATCACGGAGTTTTTTATCGCTGTGGGACTGCATGATCCAGAATCCAGCCACCTGGCACTGCGTTGGGGTGATCTCGTTACCAGGCAGGGTGTGGTGAAAATGGATCACCGCACATACGATGGCAAACAATACAACGATGCCAAAAAATTCCGAGCCATCAAAAACGGCACACCAGCACCAGCGCCAGCACCAGCACCAGCGCCAGTAGCAGCACCACCAGCGGCAGACAATGGCGAATTGCCATTCTAGTGGTGCCAACTAACCTATCCGACTGGATCCAGGGCTTGGTGCCTGAAAAGCTGCCAATCTCTCTGTTCCGAATTCCAGGCAGCTGTGCCACAGTCCTGGATCCAGTTTTATGGTTAGAGCAATTACAGCTGGATGCAGCAGACCCAAACCACCCAAGGGCAAAGACTGGCGCACTACAGAGTGATTTAGCCAGCCTGTATGCCATCGTAAACAGAGAGGATCTCAAATGGTAACATTTGCAGTTAGGCCATACCAGGAGGCCAGCAAGGCAGCAGTGGAGCGCGAATGGTTGGAAGGCAGATCGCGCACACTGCTGGTACTGCCAACTGGCTGTGGAAAAACAATTGTATTTTGCCAGATAACAGAGGATCTGGTACGTATGGGAAAGCGGGTTTTGATCCTGGCACATCGAGGCGAACTACTGGATCAGGCCGCACAGAAAATGGAGGCAGCCACTGGGCTGCGATGCAGTGTAGAGAAGGCAGATCAAACTTGTCTGGGCGAATGGTTTATGGTGGTGGTGGGATCAGTCCAAACCCTAATGCGCCAAACCAGGTTGGATAAATTCGATCCTGGCCACTTCGATGCCATTATTGTGGATGAGGCACACCACTGTTTATCTGATAGCTATCAGCGGGTTTTATCCTATTTTGATCAGGCTGACGTGCTGGGCGTAACAGCCACACCAGATCGTGGCGATATGCGGGATCTGGGCGAATATTTCGACAGCCTGGCATATCAATACAGCATGGCCACTGCCATCCAGGATGGCTATTTGTGCCCAATCAAGGCACTGCACATACCGCTGGAAATCGATCTATCGCAGGTGAAACAGCAAAGTGGCGATTTCCAGTTGGCAGCACTGGGCAGTGCGCTGGATCCATACCTGGAGCAAATAGCCACCGAAATGGTGCAGCACTGCACCGGCAGGAAAACAGTGGTATTTTTGCCACTAATAGCCACCAGCCAGAAATTCTGCGATATTCTGAAATCCAAAGGATTAACAGCCAGGGAAATCAACGGCGAAAGCCAAGACAGAGCAGAAGTGCTGGCCGATTTCGATGCAGGCCATTTTGATGTGCTGTGTAATTCGATGCTACTCACTGAGGGTTGGGACTGTCCAACTGTGGATTGTGTGGTGGTGTTACGGCCAACCAAGATCAGATCGCTCTATTGCCAGATGGTGGGCCGCGGTACCAGGCTGGCACCAGGCAAAGACCATCTATTGCTGCTGGATTTCCTATGGCACACAGAGCGCCACCTATTATGCCACCCAGCCACCATAGTGGCAGAATCACAGGAAGTGGCAGCACAGATCACGGCAAACATAGCAGCAGAGCCAAACGTGCCTGTGGACCTAATGGAGGCAGACGAAGTGGCGCAGGGCGATTGTGTGGCAGAACGCGAAAGCAAGCTGGCCGAAAAACTGCGCGAAATGAAAAACCGAAAACGCAAGCTGGTGGATCCGTTACAGTTTGAAATTTCGATCCAGGCCGAAGATTTAAGCGGATTCGTGCCAGCGTTTGGCTGGGAAGCTGGGCCAGTCCAGGAGCAGCAGCAGCAGGAATTAGAGAAGGCTGGCATATACGCAGACGAAATAGAAACCGCTGGGAAGGCAGACAAGATACTGGAGCGCATAAACCAGCGCAGGGCCGAAAACCTAAGCACACCAAAGCAGATCAGGTTCCTGGAAAAGCGAGGGTTTCAGCATGTAGGCCAATGGCCATTTGGCCAGGCGCGCTCTATGATTGATCAGATAGCAGGCAATGGCTGGCGCACACCAAAGCATATACAGCCAGCCAGCTACAAACCAGAGAAGGCAGAAACGACCAATGGCTAATATAAAGAGCTTACCCACTGTCTATGGCGGCATACGATACAGATCCAGGCTGGAAGCACGCTGGGCCGTTTTCCTGGACTATATGGACATAGATTTTATCTACGAACCAGAAGGCTACACGGATGGCAAGGTGTGCTATTTGCCAGATTTCTGGCTGCCAGCGCACGAGCTATTTATTGAAATAAAACCTGGGCCGCTAAGTGATGCGGAGGAAGCAAAAGCAAAAATGGTGGTGGAGGGCACAGGGCACAGGCTGCTGGCGCTAATAGGTTTTCCAATGGAGCCAATACAATTTATGGCCGATATGAAACGCACCAATTTATACGGACGGTTCGAGCGCGATGGCAAAACGCGCTACAGAATGTCGTATTGTTCTTATTTTGTGCAATGTGGCTGTAGTCGTGTCGATATAAGGGATTATTCAGTGGAACCAGATTGGTTAACGTGTGACTGTGATGATTTTCGGCCAAACTTTTTAAACCTTAATATGGCTGCACAAAAGGCCAGATCATTCCAATTTGTTGGTGGGGTGGCCAATGGCTGAATTACCAGAGCTATTAGAGGCCATCGATCCATCCAGGGTTAGCTATGAAGAGTGGACACAGATCGGAATGGCCACAATCGATAATGGTGGCAGTGTGGCAGACTGGGATCAGTGGTCTGCGAGAGATCCAGAGCGATACCAGGCTGGGCAGTGTGAAAGGAAAGCCAAATCATTTACCGGCAGCGCCACACCAGTTGGCCTGGGCACCATCGCACAGATCGCCAAACGCCATGGATGGATTCCAGCACAGCACAGCGCAGGCCATGCATTGGATTGGAACGCCACCATAGACACCACCAAGCTGCTATCTTTAGAAGTGGAGGATCCTGGCTGGGTGGAACCAATCGATGTGGTGCCACCAGACAGCTGGGACCCAATACAGCAGCTTATAAAGTATCTAAACACTCTGTTTTCCTCTGAGGAATACGTGGGATATGTAACCGAGTCATACGAATCTGATGGCCGATCACTGCCAAAGCGTGGCAGTTATTCCAGGACATGTGGCGAACTAATCCAGAACCTCGAGAAGTATGGCCAGATAGATATGGCACTGGGCACACCTGATCCAGATGTAGGGGCGTGGATCCGATTTAATCCACTGGATGGAAAAGGCGTAAAGGATACCAACGTTACTGCGCACCGCTATGCGCTCATTGAATCAGACACACTGCCAATTGATCGGCAGGCTGGCATCTACAAAGCCATGGAATTACCCATTGCAGCGCTGGTGCACAGTGGTGGCAAATCACTGCACGCCATTGTGCGCATCGATGCAGCCAGCAAAGAAGAATACCGGCAGCGGGTTAATTACCTGCACAAAGTGTGCGCTGCCAACCATCTGGAAATAGATACACAAAACAAAAATCCATCCAGGTTATCCAGGATGCCAGGCGTTATGCGCAAGGGCCAGAAACAGTTTCTGGTGGATGTAAACCAGGGCCATAGCACTTGGGACGAGTGGGTGGAATATGTCGAAGATAAAAACGACAACCTGCCACCATTTACACAGTTTGCGGATATATTCCACGATCTACCACCACTGGCCACCCCGTTAATTGATGGCATTCTGCGCGAGGGGCACAAAATGCTGTTGGCTGGGCCATCCAAAGCTGGCAAATCATTTATGCTGCTACAGCTGGCTGTGGCCGTGGCAGAGGGCAAAAGCTGGCTGGGCTGGCAGTGCAGACAGGGCCGCGTGCTATACGTCAACCTGGAAGTGGATGCATCCAGCTGCGCGCATCGAATCCGCGATCTGTATGACAAACGCGGGTGGGCACCAGATGCCACAAAAAACCTGGATGTGTGGAATCTGCGAGGAAAAGCAGCGCCATTGGATGTGCTGGCACCAAAACTAATAAACAGGGCAAAGGATAAGCAATACAAGGTAATTATCATCGATCCAATTTACAAGGTAATTACAGGCGATGAAAACGCAGCAGATAAGATGGCGCACTTTTGCAACCAATTCGACAAAATTTGTGCAGAATTAGAATGCGCCGTAGTCTACTGCCACCACCACAGCAAAGGCGCACAAGGTGCCAAGGAGGCCAAAGACAGGGCCAGTGGCAGTGGCGTATTTGCACGGGATCCAGATGCGCAACTGGATGTGGTGCAATTGATGGTGCCAGAGGATGCCAGGAAAGCGATGGCAGATAGGGTTATGTGCCAGGCCATCGTGGCAGCAGCAGAGCGCCACACACCAGACTGGAGCGATAAACTGGGCCAAGATGATGTGCTGGTACTGGAAAAGGTGACAGAGGCAGCCAGGGCACTGCTGGGCAGCAGCCACCCAGCCTGGCAGCAGATAAACCAGCTGCGCACCGAATTGGGATACACCACAGGCTGGCGCGTGGAATTAACACTGCGAGAATTCGCACCACAGCCACCCATAGCGTTCTGGTTTCGCCATCCAATACACACCACAGAGGGCGCAGACTTCCTGGCCAGTTGTAAAGCCAATGGCGAAGTACCACCCTGGGAATTAGAGCGCCAGGAGCGCCAGGAAAAGAAAAAGAAAGATTTCGACAAGATCGCCAGAGATATTGGATTCCACATTACTGGTGATCGCATGGATCTGGATGAATTGGCTGGGCTGCTGGGCCAGACACCGCGGCAGGTAAAGGGGTGGGTGAAGGATTCCAGCACGCACGAAAATGTGGCATTTCCAGACAAGCGGGAAGGCATAACCGTTTGCTTAAAAGGCCAAAAGCAGCTGGTTTTGAATGATTACTATTTCCGAAGGCTGGCTGATAGTGATGGCAAGTTAACTGTGGAATCCATCAAAAAAGACACCGGCAGGAAAACAGGCAGCACCATATTGGATTGGTTCCGTGGCGATCTGGCCAGCCTGTATACCATCGATGGCAATACCATTACCCAAAACAGAAAGGATCAATAATGTGGACATGTTGCACTTATTTGCAGGCGCAGGGGGGGGGATCCTTGGATCCAACCTTGATGGCCACAGAACTATCGGCGCTGTCGAGATCGAAGAGTATCCCAGAAAAATACTACTGGCCCGGCAGCTTGACGGATCATTACCTGGTTTCCCTATTTGGAACGACGTTACCACGTTCCGAAGCGACAACCCAGACACAGCCAATTACATCGCCAGACTGCGCGCACACAAAAACTTGTGCATCGCGGGCGGGTTCCCATGCCAAGACATTAGCGCCGCTGGAAAAGGCGCAGGAATCACAGGAGAGCGTAGCGGGCTATGGTCTGAGTTTTCCCGCATCATCAGCGAGATACGACCGCGACACGTCTTCCTGGAGAATTCACCCTTGCTTGTTTCCAGAGGACTCGATGTCGTGCTTAGTGACCTTGCCGAAATGGGGTACCATGCGGAGTGGGGAATTGTCGGAGCGCACCACGCCGGAGGAAGTCACAAACGGGATCGGATCTGGCTCTTGGCCCACGCCAATGTGTGATGGGGGTTTCAAATCAGAGGGGCAGGTGGATAAGTTAGCCCAAAACAATATTACATTTGGCGAGTTTCGTGGCATGTGTTATCGAGCCAGCGAAACACACAAAAAAGCAGCCTGGCCTACACCATGCGCTAGGGATTGGAAGGATACCCGGGGTATGGCGCACAGCGCTACCAATCCAGATGGCACACATAGAGATAGAACCGATTTGTTACCCACGCGAATATACTCCCAAACGTCCAAAGAGGTGTCTGGCACATTAAACCCCGATTGGGTAGAGTGGCTAATGGGTTGGCCCGTGGGCTGGACACAGCTGGAGCCACTGCCAGTGGCAGATTATCCAGCAGTTGGCCAGTGGAGCGAGGACCCTGCAATATTAGGAGCGCTTGACAGGGTAACACCACCACAGCCAGCCAGGAGGCCCAGGCTAAAGTGTATTGGCAATGGCCAAGTGCCAGCTGCTGCCAGCCTGGCGTGGAACGTGCTAAATAGAATGGCCATGGAAAGCGCACCATGATCGAATTTTTTATGGCCATGGAGCCACCAACAGCCACAGCACAGATGCACCAGGTGCAATGCAGGAATGGTAGACCAATCTTTTACGATCCACCAAGGGTTAGAGCCATGAAGGCAAAGCTATACGCTGCGCTGCTGCCACACAGGCCAGATGCACCAATGGATGGGCCGCTGAGACTAACCACCAAGTGGATCTGGCACAATAAAGCCAGGAACGAAAACAGATACAAACCGACAAAACCAGACACCGACAACCTGGTCAAGGCACTAAAGGATTTAATGGAAACCGCTGGCTATTTCCGCGACGATGCGCAAGTTTGTAGCGAGATAATCGAGAAATTCTATGGCAGGCCAGCTGGCATCTACATCAAGCTGGAGGCCATCGAAACATGATAAATAGTACACATCTGCGCAGCCAGATTGGAGGGTATTGCCAGGAAAATAAATACCCGCATGCGGGTCTGTTTTATTTTTTTTTGCGATGGGCCGAAAAACGAAAAAAAAATAACCGCATGCGGGTCTGTTTTATTTTTTTTCAAATAGGCCAGAAATGGGCACTTTTCAGGGCTTATTTCGGCCAAAAAAAAAACGTGCATCTAATAAATATAAAAAGTTTTTTTTTCACACATACACACACAGGCATGGCATGGGATCCTATTTTAGGGGTTCGTACCTCACCCCAAAAATTAATCTGGACGGGACCCAC